CCATAAACCGCACAATCATAGTCGCAATTCCGGACAGGAACCCTATGATTGAGCTAATGTTCATTTCGCCGCGCCCGTTGTGCCGCCGTCTTTCGCTGAAATCAGCCCTAACGCCGACAGGATCATAGCCAGCTGGGAGCCGGGGTCATTCGGGATTGCCAAACCGGGAATGTTGATCCCCGCATAATGGAGCCCAACCAGCACCAGCATCGCCACGCCCGATGCGGTCGTGCGCCAGTTGTTCGTGAAGTAATTTGCGATAATCTTGTCCATCAGTCACTCCTTAACATCTTCACATTTGATTAAATTCGGGCGGATTTCTTTGCAAATAACGCCACCTTGAAACCTGCCGTCATTCACAAATCCATCCCCTTCAATCCTCGAACATCCGGTCAGCAAGGAAAAGCTCACCGACAAAAGGCAAATCCAGCCAACCGCTGCCATGCCGATCATCATGTAATCTTTATCCATGACCATCCTCTATTTCACCAGAGCCAAAACTTGCGCCTTGACATCAGCAATCCGCGCGCTCCAGCCTTTTCCGAACGTGGACCAGATCGAAAGAGATTGCATGAAGGCGAGGCGCTTGTTGGTGACGGCCAATCCGACATAAGCCTTTGTGGCTTGTATGGTGGCCGGTCCGATCTGCCCGTCCTGCGTCACGCCCACAACCGCTTGCAGCGTTTTTGCTGCCCGGGACACCCCTGAGTTCACCGCGAAATCGAAAACGGCAAAGTCAACTCCTGCAGGAAGGTCATCACCTCGAATGCTATCCCAATACTCTTGACGATAAATTGCTGCCACATCCGCTTGGCTAATTGTAAAAACATCAGCATTTGGAAGTCCCTGTTTTTTCCGCCAAGCATCATAGGTGTCTTGGGTTACGCCGAAAGCAGTTCTACCCCCCGGATCTCGAGGGTCGTCAACTTTGCCTCCCTCGTATTTGAGGACCTGCTTGAGCGCCTGTGGAAAATTCTCTTTCATTCACAAATTTCCTTGTGGTGGCCCAAGCCTAACATACCCTTTCCAGATTTTCATCCTAAAGGGCGTATAAATTACTAAATTTCCTTGCAGAATGGGGCTAAACGCTCTCACGCAATTTCCCCTTTATACCACAAAAGATTTGTCTGAAGGCGTTGGTCGTCGGGAGATAAGTCGCAAGCAATTTGACCTTGCTGGAGGGCCACATCTTTTAGGCCTAAATTCCATGCTGCGAGTGCGGCAAGGTCATGCGGTTCATGCCCCCAAGACGCCGGTTCTGACGTATAAACAAAATCCCGTTGCGTCAGGGAGAGGGCTCGCATTGCCGCCCCATAACATTCAGCCCATCGATGTTGGTTGTGGTAAAGTCTTGCAAGCGCGACCCAAGGCTCCCGGGTGTTCGGGGCTTCACCAGCGGCCCGATGATACCAGCCTTCTGCACTTACAGGATCTTCTTTAGCCAGATAGCATTGGCCAAGAACCCGCATCGCATAGCAGCGGTCATTGATCCATGTGGCTTCCGGCATGGCTAAATACTTTTTGAGCGCCTCAATCGCGTCATCCCACCGGAAATAATACGACAACTCTCGAGCGTAATAGAAAGCGTTTCGAGGGCAGTGCGGGTCTTCTTTGACCGACAATTCCAACAGATCTAAATAATGTCCACGGCTCTTTTCGTGATCTGGATGGTGAGTGATGAGAGTCATGTCGGAAGTCGCCCAGACCTCCGGAACCCGCAAATCCGCTCGGATATGTTCATGGCAGGGATGGTGCCAGTAATACCCATGCCTTGCGTGGATTTTCATAGAATAAAATTCTATTCCACCGCCCCAGTTGAATTTGTATTGCAGGTGGGTTGTGCCTGTAACCCAAACGCGCTCGATTTCTTCCCGCCATCCCGGCTCCATCACCTCATCGGCATCCAGACAAATGCAAATATCGATGTCTTTCGGAATGAGCGCGATTGAAGCATTGCGGGCATGGTCGAAGCGCCATGGAGTTATGCAAATGTCGTATGTTTGCACTCCATTCGCCTTGGCGATCTCGACCGTTTTATCGTCGCTTCCGGTGTCGGCAATGAGAAGCAAGTCTGCGTCTTTGGCCGATTTCGCCCACCGCTCAATAAACTTCTCCTCATTCTTTGTGATTGTGTAAACACAAATCTTGAGCTTTTTGGTTTCTGGCTCCATTTGCTTTCGGGCTCCTTCTCCGAAAAATAAATCCAAATATTGTGGGCGGTTTTGCTTCAGCCACGGCAAAGCGTCATTTGTGAGCTTTTGTCCGTCCCTTCCTAGCGTCTGCGAACCCGCATGATGCACATATGATCGTGAAATGTAATGTGTATAACCAAGTGCGTTTAAGTCCTCGCACATCACATCATCGCTATACCACTCAATCGGTGGCACAACCATGTCCCCATACATCTTTTTTGAAAGGTAATGAAAAATCGGGCTTAACCGACGAGCGGCCCGACATTCATGTTCCCAAGACCATTTGCCAAATTCAAGCCTATCTGTCTCGGATTGTTTGTATCGTATGTTTTGGGTGTAACGAGTGTAATCGGTATGGGCGGCAACAAAGCCTAATTTATTCCCATGCAAGGCTTTGAGCCTTTCAATGTCCTCACACAAAAGCCGATAGCTGTCAGGCGTGAGCACCAAATCATCTGCGCAAACAATTACTTCATCATATTCTTCAAAAGCGATCTGCAAGGCGAAATCATAAGACTTCGCAGATGTTTCCAAGCAAGGGCTATAGATTAGATGCGGGACATCTGGCGCGTATGCTTTCACACTCGCCTTTAAAACTGGCAAGCATTTTCCGTCCACTGTGCAAGTGACGATTGGAAGCACATTCTCCCCCTTCTGAGAATGCAACTATTTAAAAGGTTTTCCAGTTATCCACCCAACAAGGCTATGCCTTGTTCCTTTTTCTATGGGCGTTACTTGATGTAAAGTATAACTAGGGAACATCGTCAAATATCCCCTCTCTCTGCTCATTTTTACTGGGTCCCGCGATATTAAAAGTTCTAAATCGCAGCCTTTATATTTTTTAGGATCACTTAATTGAACAACAATTGAAAGTTTTCTTATTGCAGAACCATTTGTTTTATCAATATGCGCGTCATATTTACCGCCCGGAAGTGTATATTCGGTAAATTGAAATCCTTCGGCAAAACCCCAAACATCAAATTTAAAAAATCTTTCATTTAAACTGACGCAGGCATCTGTCATTCTTCTGAATGCCCATTCTAAATCTTGTGAACCAACAAAAACGATATTGCTGTTTCTATAATCTTCATCAAGAATTTGAGGATCAGTAGCTTTATTCCTGTTAACTAATAAAGATTTATTTAATTTATTTTTTTTGCATATTTTTATTATTTCATCACATTCTTCTTCAGAAAATAATTTATCCCAATATGCCCAATTGCTACATTGATCTATTTCAAAACTCCACGCAGCATTACTTGCGTTAGACATTTGCTTGCCCCCCTTCATGACAGCAAAGATTTATATTAGTTATATTTTATCCAAGATAATGTTTCTTCATCCCATCTATAAATTGATCCATCTTCTGGCTTTGCTACAAGCGACACCCAAATACATGATTCAGTATCTAATAACCAAGATTCATATGGTTTTGGAGGTATGAATGCGTCTAAATTATCATCATAATGAAATCCTATCCCTGCGTAGTGTTTTCTAAAATTAGAATTATAACTTGTCTGTTTCCATTCAGTCTCTAAGCCAAATAATGATTTTAGAAACTGAACTCCAACAGGCTCGCTCTCTGGAAATGACAAATCATTAATGTCTGAATTACTGACCACCAAAACCTGCAAGACGACATTATGTGCGTCAATTTGAGCAAAATGAGCCATAAAAATTATCCTGTATAGGTAAACGAGCCAACGCTTGTAAATGTATGGTAGTAATAACCACCACTAGAAACAACCGTCCCGCCGCTACCTTTTTGCGTTGCAGATAGATATCTAACAATCACGACGCCTGAACCACCATTAGCGCCGGGAGCAGACGGGCCACTAGAGTTATAAGTGCAACCACCACCTCCGCCGCCTGTGTTTACGGTGCCTGCTGTAGGAGGCCTGCCAGATGCGCCGCCGCCGCCGTTACCCCCACTGGCTGTGGCGCTAGTATATGCACCACCACCACCACCACCAGCATAATAATATGTGCCGCCAACATTTTGGCCAGTTGAAGTGGCTGAACCCCACGCAGAATATGCAGAAGAACCAGCACCGCCGGTGCCACCAACAGACGTCGTGCCTGTCCCACCAACAGCACCAGCGCCACCGCCACCACCTGAACCATACGCCGGAGGGCTATTAATAGCGTCACCACCATTATTACCCTGCCCAGCTGTGCCAGTTCCAAAAGCTGGAGACTCACCAGCGCCACCACCAGAGCCACCACTACCAACTGTTAAGTTGTTATTGCCGCCAGCGCCGCCACCAATCGCGGTTTGCGTAGAAATACCTGACCCAGAAAAAGAAGAATTTGTTCCATTATTAGTGGAAGGAAATGAAGTATTTCCATTACCGCCGCCACCAACAGCTACCGTATATGAGACGCCCGGTATAAGAGTAACAGAAGAAACATACAATAATCCGCCAGCGCCACCGCCGCCGCCGATTTCATACCCGCCTCCGCCACCACCCGCGATGACAAGCAGTTCAGCAGTATAAGGAGCTGGCCAAAGACCCGCACTTATCGCCACTTCTTGGCGAGCTAAATTCCAAACGCCAGATGCGGTAGACGCCGTTGGCGTATTAGCCGGGCCAATAATGCCACCATTCCAGCGCGTTCCCATTAGGAGATAACCTCATAAGATACAGTAAACGTCAAATTGTTTGCTGTGCCAGATGTCACAGAAATACAGGCATTTTCTAATAAATAAATGCCATTTGATTTTTCAATTACAACAAGAGAAGCATTTGCAGGAACACTGACTGTTGAGCAAATAGGATAAGCCGTGCCGCCAGAAGGCGCGCTACCTTGAACCGTTGCGTTGCTGTAATAAGATACCGTGCAATTAACTGGAGATGCAGATGTGTTTGCTGCAACAAGACTTTCAATCTTTACGACAGTGCCTGATGCAGCTGCATTGTTCAAAAGCGATACGGCGCTTGTTCCAGTTGGAACATAATATGTCGTCTGACCTAAAATCGATGTGACATTAACAATATTCGGGTTAGCCATTTTATCCTCCGAAGACGATAGACATGGCTACCGCAAAGCCAGTCGTTGCAATTGTGCCGGTCTTAGCTGGAATAGTCATCGTGTATGCGCTTGCAGTTGATGCAGGCGATAATAGCACCGAACCGCCGCCTGAACTATTGACCTGAACGCCACCTGTCGACGGGATACGCATCCATTCTGTTCCATTTGCAGCAAATGCAACTGTTATGGAAGTCGGAAAGAACATGCCATTTGTTGAGCCAGATGTCCCCGTATGAGAAGGAACGCCAGCTGTCCCATCCGGCGTTGCAATACCCGTCGATCCATTGATGACTACGGCCATTGTTATGCTCCCGGCGCTTGGCTATCTGGGCTACGCGGCCACTGAACAGCTGACACAGACGCAATGAAATCCTCAATGTCCGTCGTCGCTTCCATATCGCTAATCGCCAGCGCGCATGTGGTGCGAACGCTCTCGCGATAGGATGTCCATTCAGCTGGAACGGCGGTGCCGTCTTCCTGCTTGCGAACGATCATCCAATCTGATCCAACAAGCATTGTCCAAGCCATCTGTTTAAAATTTTCTGCCCAATATTTTTTAAGGACATCAAGATCTTTTGGGATGGCAGTATAATCGCCATTATCGTCAGGACCGCTCACAAAATAAAAACGGTCATCTGGGCGCGGTTGTTCTGTGACATCTATAATCCCGATTGCTTCACGATCTTCTGGAGAGGCAAGCCTCAGCCAATTTGCAGGATACTGAATGCCATCATGCTCAAATGGCACATCGAGAAGAAGCTGTCTGCCGTCAAGTATAAACATCTTACCGCGCTCTCGCTATTTTGAAAGGATTCTCAGCAAAGCACATATACACATATGTGTCGCCGCTATTGTTAGTAATGGTTCCATTTAAGGCTTTTATTTTGAATCCGTTGGAACAGAAATCTACAATGTTATACTGCGCCTCAATATCGTATGTGCTAGGTATCAAGTAATTATTAACGACATTATATGTGTTTCTTGAAGAGTCTATCACGACCCAATTACTTGTAGCCTGTGTAGAACTTTTTATAAGAAGATATCTGGGTCTAAAATTGGTATAAATAAAAGGCCCGTCTCCGCTTGCGTTTCCATTTCCAACATAACTTCCAAAAGCGGAATATCCACTTATAGGGGCGAAACAGTATGCAACATAATTACTTGATGCCGTATTAACTGTTGTTCCATTCCCTATTGTAAAAGTAGTCGCATTTGGAGATGTATTATTAAAATAGGCAGTAGAAGGAGAATAAGATGGATTGGAGCTATTTAAAGAAACAGCTGTAGTGTTACCAATGCTGATATGATAAACGGCCCAATCTATTATACTGCTTCTATTTTTAAACATAATCATACTTGGTGTTGCATTAAGACAATGACCAACAGTAGCGCCTAACGTGCCATTTCCAGTATAAGTAACAATGCTAAAGCCAGCAGATTGGTTTGCACTAATCCGCGTTGCTGCAATAGTGCCAGCTAGTGCGGATGTAGAATTTGACCCATTTATTAAAACAGACCCGGCTGTAGGGACGTTACTTGCGCCAGCGGTATTATTGACGGTTGGAGCTCCACCAGCTACCCATTCCCATGCGACATATGTAATACCATTTACGTTATTTTGATTGTATGTAGTATTTCTTCGCGCAGTAAAGCCAGCAGCATTAAACGCGCTGATCTGATTTCCTGCATATTCTGCAGCATTCACGTTACTATTAATATCACTGCCAGCCCCACGGACAGAGTCGTCTAATAGGTGATAATCATAAGATGTCGTTCCAGCAGAAATTCTGTCCTTCGTCCAAACGAAATCTGGCTGGAATGTAATACCAAGTGGATTGTTCCCGCTATTCGTCGTCGATGTGACAATCGACTGCGTATCGCCATTGGCGTTGCCATTACCCGTATACGTCACTGCGGCCATATAAGGCGCGCCGTTGAGGATAGATGGCGAACTGAGATTTTGGGTGTTTATAGGGGAGTAACCAGAAGGAGGTGTATAGACGAATGGCCTTTGACCAAAATTAGAGTTCATTAGTCCATATGTGCCATCATAGCTTACAATGACAGGGACCAAAAGCGTTCCAGCCGTCGTCCCAATAGTTCCTGTCACCCTAGAAACATTGTTTTGATAAAATGCGAATGTATTAGCCCCTAAATCGACAGCAACGGCTAAAACATCACCATTTGATATAGTAAATCCACTATCAGTCCATGCACCACTGAAATTTTTATAATATCCATTGTCGCCGAATATTACAGCATCCGTTACCGCCGCAGCTCCAGTTGTAGAGTCAAAGACAGTAGCAAGACCAAACCCAAAAGCATTATAGCAACCAGTTGTGCCTCTTGGCGTAAAAGGCGCAGTTCCTATAGTAACTTCCCAATACCATTTGTCAGACGATAAAGAGATCGATCCATTTGCTCTCCTCCATGAAGAGGGGCCAACATATTGGAGGTTTGCATTACTAAATGTGCCTGCAGTATTCGATAGACGGTTTAATACACAATAACTCCCCCGCCCATACGACGTTCCATCCGCGTAATTAGTCGGGCTATCAATCATGCTGTCGTATGTTGCGCCAGCGGATAGGCTGATATTAGCAGGTGTCCAGTTGTTACCATTGCCGGAACTATCGGAGCAAAGAGTTGTTGTGCTTGTTGTATTGCTAAATGGAAGATAAAAACCATTATTACCATATGTCCCAGTATATCTAGCAGGCTGTAAAATTCCGTTAGTATCATATGACGTAAATAAGGTCGCAACATTTAATGCAGCCCATGTCGTTGCATTATAAGTTGTTCCGCTGACAGTAGGATAACCGTCAATAAAATTATATTCGGCCATATAGCCATCAAAGTTTGTCGTTGTGCTACCAGCAGAATTTTCTCCAGCAATGTAATGCACTATGCTATTTTGATTAAATTTCCATGTAGTATCATTTTGCGTAGGCTGAGTTCCTGTAACGGTTAATTGCACACCATTTAAATATATTCTTACTCTATTTGATGCAGTCGCCTGTGTTAAATCTACAGCAAAAAGAACATGATACCAACCAGAAACATCCCGCAAAACTGGCGCAGTAGTTAGATTTGTGGCGCTTGTTCCAGCCTTGCCATACTGAAATTGTAAATAATCACTTTGAATGCCGTGATCCACATAATACGCACTAGCATCGGTAGATGATGACATAATGTCAATAAAGTTTGATGAGCTTAAAATGCCTCTTTTTAGCCAAATGCTAATAGTCCAAATCAGTGAACTAGAAGGCGTTCCAAACGTGCGCGACAATTGAGCTTTTGCGCTCTGACGAAAGCGCAAGCTATTGCTAATCCGATAGCCAGACGCCTGAGACCCAAAAAATATGTCTTTAGAGCTAAACATCTAAATCCTTACGGCGTGTAGTTCTGAACATATGAACCATACCAGTTCGTTCCGTCAGAAACAAACGTCAGAATATCGGCTTTAGCAACTGTCGCCGTAATCGTTGGCGCTGTGCCTCCCGACCATTTTACAGGAGGAGACGCCGCCCAAGATACAGCGTTAGCCGTTCCTGATGCAGGCTGGCGCAGGATCAGGATGAATGATTTACCAGCTGTAGCGGTCGGCAACGTGACAGTCAGCGCAGTTGCTGACGTCATTGTCAGATTTTGGAAAGTGCCGTTTGTGAGATCAATCGTTACTGTCGAGGTGACGGTTCCGATATTGTAATATGTCTCAACATAGTTCGTGATCGTTGGATTAGTGAGCGTAGCCGTCGTAATCGACGGTGACGTCGCCAACACCACATTGCCCGTTCCGGTTGGCGTAGTAAAACCAACAAGCTCATAATCCCAAGATGCGGCGGTCGTTCCGGTCGTCAGGATGCACACAAGCTGCAAAGACGTTCCCGGCAAACAAGTCGAAATCAAATTCCCGCCTGACGAATTAACCGTCAGAGTGCCTGTGCTGTTATTGCTAATATGAAATGTCCAACCCGCCGCCAGCGTCGTCACATCTGGCATGACAATCGTTTGCGTCGTCGTGCCGGTAAAGAATTGGTTATAAGTGCTGGAAGCCGTTAATGTTGTCGTGCCCGCAGCCGTTGCGGTTGTGGTGTAACCGACAAGCGTGGCGTAAGTCGCGGGGCCAAGAGTTGACCAAGAAGCCACGCCCGCCGTTGTTGCCGAAAGATATTGGCCATTGGCTGTTGGGGCAGCTGTTGGCAGGGTTATCGTGTATGATGAAGGCGTAGTCGGTGACGAGATATTAACGAAACCAGACACATCGCCATTGAGGGTTAAGGTAGACATTACACGATCACCCATCTTGAGTTAGCGGGAACAGTAACACTAGCACCAGTTCCGACCGCCACAGGCCCAGCCGACATGCCATTATACCCGCTTGGAATTGAAGTATTAACTGAAATTGTAGCTGAATTAAACACGATACCTTGCGACGATGCGACGTTCAACGCAGTCAACAATCCCTTTGCAGGATTGTAAAGCAAATTCGCATTCGAGGTGTTAAAAGTTGTGGGCGTCCCGGTCGTTGCGGTCGAGAATACTGGATAATAAGGTCCTGTTGACGCTGTGTCGTTCGAGATCGTGATTGACGCACCAGCACCTGTCGGCCCTGTCCAGCCGGTAGGTCCTGTATAACCAGTTGGCCCCGTAACATTTGACGCCGCTCCGGTTGCGCCGGTCGGTCCCGTTGCACCATTTACACCCGCAGGTCCCGTCCAGCCTGTCGGCCCCGTAACGGTTGAAGCTGCGCCTGTATAACCTGTGTATCCAGTATATCCCGTTGGTCCGGTGTAGCCGGTGTATCCCGTCGGCCCAACCTGCCCATACATAACCTGCGTTGCCGTAACAATCGCGCATGGACTTTCCGGTGCAGGACTTGCCAAGAAACCTGCTGGGAACGTCTGGAAATAGTTATGAACATAATCATCAGTTGACCACGCCAACTGCACATACTGGCCAGCCGTTACTTTCAGCACATAGTTAATGGCAAGAATGGTGTAGCCATCCGTGCCGCCATGGCTGCTCGTAATCGCATAAAGGCTGTTTGTATCTGGCACTGCCGTGCCATTCAACTTCAGCCACACATTCATATTTCGAATTGATGTGTCTGTGTTGATCGCCTGCAGTGAATATTGAATGTTGTAGGTGCCAGCATTCGCAAAGGTTATGCGGTTGCCGCTTGTGATGCTTACGCCGCTGCTATTTGGATCAGTTTGTCCGAGCGCAATAATCGTCTCAGAATTATTCGCCAAAGCCTTTTGTGTGGCGCTTGTATCGTAAAAAGATCCCCAATATCCGAGCGTTCCGCCAGCGCCGGTTGATCCGGTCGGCCCTGTATATCCTGTATAACCTGTAAAACCGGTATATCCTGTCGGTCCGGTCACAGTTGATGCTGCGCCCGTCGCACCAGTTGGCCCAGTGTAACCTGTCGGGCCGGTAACAGTCGCAATCGCACCGTTATCAACCCAAGTCGTCCCACTCCAAACCCATAAATGCTGATCGTTCAGCGTAACATACGCATCACCAACCGCACCAACATAACTCGAAGGATACCCGGGCAACGCCGCAGCATTCGCCACCGTTCCTTTATACTGAATGCCAGATCCCGCAGGGCCAGTATAACCCGTATAACCAGTTGGTCCTGTAACAGTCGAAGGCGCTCCAGTTGGTCCCGTATAACCGGTATAACCGGTATAACCGGTAGGTCCTGTGGTTCCAGTTGCTCCAATCGGGCCACTTAAATTCACAGCCCACGCAATATAAGTTCCCGAGCCCGCAGCCGATGTAACATTAACAACCATCGCGCCAGATGAATTGTTATAAGAAGAAATTACACCCTGCATATAGTTGTTTACGTCATACGCGATAACAACTTGCTGCCCAACCGAATAAGAAAGCCCCGTTCCAACCAGCAGCGACTTCGTGCCAAGACCAATCGTCAGCGAAGACACGCTGTTTGTGTTATACAAACTGCCTTGCAAGCCTGTCGGGCCTGTATAGCCCGTATATCCGGTGTAGCCTGTCCAGCCGGTGTATCCTGTAGGCCCTGTGTAGCCTGTAAATCCGGTAGGTCCAGTCACAGTTGACGCTGGACCTGTATATCCTGTCCAACCTGTAGGACCAGTGTAGCCAGTTGGCCCCGTAACCGTCGAAGCCGGTCCGGTATAACCCGTCCAACCCGTATAACCTGTCGGCCCAGTTACCGTAGAAGCCGCTCCGGTCGGACCTGTATAACCCGTCGGACCAGTTACGGTTGACGCAGGACCCGTCCAACCCGTCGGGCCTGTATCACCAGTGTATCCGGTATAACCTGTAATAGACGCTCCGGTTGGGCCTGTCGGGCCTGTCGGACCACCAGATGGCCCCGTTGGACCTGTCGGCCCCACATTTCCCGTCGAAATCCACTGATTAACCGCAACCGCATAGAAATTCGCCGACGCTCCCGGCAACAACGGAATGCCAATATTCCCGGCAATCCCGTCAATCGTCGATCCGCTTACCGCAAAAATCGTCGCCCTATTCGCACCATTATTCACAATCGCCAGCACCGTGCCGGGGATCGCTTGCGGCAACGTAACGCCCGCACCAACCGCCGCAGATGTTGTGATATTCGTGATGGTGTCCGTGATCAGCGGTGAAGTAACCGCCGTTCCTCCAACCTTCGCCGTAACAGCTTGCGCCACCGACCAAACCGGATGAGACGTAACTGTATTTAACTGATTACCGTCAGTAAGCCGATAACCGGGGGCAAAAGGATCTGGAGTCGTCATTTTCGCCCTTAATACTGTAGGGTAGAAAGAACCGCAATGCTGGTCGATGTAGCACAATACAACGCAGAAGTAGATTTTGTAAGATCAATCGTCGTGCCGGTCGGCAAAGCATAACCTGTCGAACTACTCACCCCTGACGCGCCAATATAAATCGTCGAGCCACTCGTATTCGACACAAACCGTCCGGCCTTCGGAGTCGTAATCGCCGCCAAAACCGAAACCGTTCCCGCCGTCGTGCAAGTCACTTGTTCCGTCGCAGGTGTTCCGCCCGCAAACGCTTCACAATAAGTCGGAGCATTCGGATCACAAACCGCAACACTACTTTGAATGCTACCATTCGGCGCGGCCTTCAACGCCAACACCGGAAACAAAGCCCCGATCACAAGGGCAACTGTGAAAAGGAGCTTTTTCATTGAGTCCTCACGAACAACAGGAGAGGGAGAGGGGCTAGGCCCCTCTCATTAGCAGAACTTAGTTGTAAGCCCAAGCGTAAGTCGTAGCGCCGCCTGTATTCGTGCAAGCTACAACGCGCGTTACCGCACCGGTCGCGCTCACAGCCGAACCATACGTGCCGGTCGCATAAGCCGTGCCGTTGCTAACAGTCGCAATCGCGCCGAGGGTGCTTGCGCCGCAGGTCGGCAAAGCCGCAATCGTGCTGGTTGGCAGGATCAGATAGCTCGTAACCGTCGGAGCGGTCAGAACGTAAGCCTTTAACTGCTGCGTCTGAATAACTTCGGTCTGCGGCTGAATGCCCTGACCTAACATGGTATCAGCAGGGATCTGCTCCACACCCGTCAACGGATAGGTAACAGCATTACCACTTGACGGGCTGGCCGTAGCAAGCGGATAGCCCGGAAACTGGCCTTGAGCATAAGCAGCAGTTGCGCCAACGAGCGCAAGCAAACTGCCATAAAGAGCAACTTTCTTCATCATTTGCCTCTTATGTGCGAGATCGCATTGCGCAAACCGTCACCTTGCGCGGGAGTTCCAACATTCTGTGTGACGCCAGATTGGTAATCGGGGTTCTCAGAAGGAGTCCGATCTTCCGGTTCATAAACCGCATTGCCCTTCCGAGCAACTCTCGAAATCATTCCATTTTCACCCATTTCATACCCAAAGGAGTGATGAATTGTCCCTACGCGCGATCCTCGAACAGGTCTTTCTGCAAGGACTTTCGCGCTATTCTTTTCATTCGCCATGGCCTCTGGCCCCCATTTCAAAAACTCACGCCAAGAGCGCCATTTAAAGGGCGGCGCTTACAATCCTCGCCCGTCAGCCACAAAAAGTCAACCATCTCCCCACCTAAAGTGGATCAAAACTGTGAAAAATGGGCCTGAGACACCAACAGCTTCAACACATTATGCAAAACTATCACAACAATCCCTAAACCCACAATTCTAACCGCAAAATGCAGAAAGAATTCCCAATCCGGAGGCATGGCCTACGGCCCCCCTTTGTGCTTTTCGCGCATCAAATAGGCCCCCTTTCTATCCAGTGTAAGGTGGGTATAACCTGTTGCGTTTCAGCGCGCAAAATCGCGCCTTTCAAGGTGGTTTCGACAAGCTCCAGCTGGTTTTCTTTCGACAAATGCCTCGCAGCTACAATCCCGAGGGGCTTTTTGTCGGGCCAAACCTTCTGGGCGATAGGAAAATACAGGTCTTCCAGTTGCGCACGGCCCGTCTGCACATCCGTCAACTTACATTCCAGTATCACCACACGCTTATTGCCCACAATCAGCAGGTCCATCTGGCAATGCCCGGGCCCGTTCAGATCGGTAAACTCAAACCATTGCCCATGTTCCGCGCGCGGGATCGCCGCCGCAAGGGCTTTTTCATACCGCAGCCCCGCCGCTTTCGCTCCTTTCGGCCTTCCTTTCGGGATATGTGCGGGGCGCAGACACAACGCTGCGTAATGCAGCCCCACAATCGATCTAAAAGTCACGCCGCGCCCCTTGGTTTTTTCGGCGCGAACACTTTTCGATCCTCAACCCATAACAGGATCTCCCCGTTCCGCGCTTCCAGCACTAATTCCGCGTTCGGCGTTTCTTTCGGAGCGTATCGCAAAAAGCCCAGCGATCTGACAGGCAGCGGGCCATCTTCTTCCCGCCGCCAAACCAGATCTTCCGCGATCAACGAGAGCTTGTATCGACTCACTTCGCCCCCTTGGGGCGGGCCTTTGCCTTTGCGGGGAGCTTTTTGAGCGCCCCTTTGCCCTTCACCTCGAACTCGCGCCCGACGGATTGGGGGATGCCGAGGCGTTTTGCGGCTTTCGGGTCGTGAGCGACCATGGCCATGAGTTTAGCTTGCGCTTTGGATTTAGCGGGCATGTTTTAACCTTTCGTTACTTTGTGCCTTTTGTGCTTTTTGTGCGCGCGGCGCGCATGTTGTCCACAAGGTTCGGGTAAGGCCGTCCGGCTGCTTTCGCCGCTGCCTTCGCCGAGGCCTTTTTGGCAGGTGATAGTGCTTTGGGCTTGCCGAGGCCTTTCGGGCGGGGCTTTTCCCAAACAGGCTTTTCTTTTGAATGTGAGGTCATTTGCAGTTCCACGCTCTTAATGATTTGTTGATCCGGGAGTTCGGGTCTTTCGCGGTTTCCGCACTCGTCAATTTCGCTTTCATCCCTTTCATCCGGGCACAAAAGGACTTTTTGCGTCCAGCGTCTTTTTCGGTTTTGGGGTTCGGGGCGGGCGGTTTGAGGTTGTGTCCTTCG